ATTCAGTTGCATGGGATTATGGAATGGTTGAGATGAGTGAATTAAAAATCATAATCAATGTCTTTAAGTTCTTCGGAATAATCATGTTCTGGGTCGTACTGTTCTTCGTCCTCATAGGACTGCCAATCAAGTGCATGAGGGGCTTCATGCAGTGGGAAGAGTTTGTCATAAGTCTCTAGGAGAGTGAGACTTATTTCCGTAATTTCTGCAAAAATTCCGGACACTGTATTAAGATCTGTGTTGGCTTGCTCTGCAATTTGCATACAGTATTTGCGTAAGAGTTCCATTGGCCGGTGTAACCGACCTTGAGACTGATTCATCATCTTTTTGAACTCTTTTTGCGTGGCTGTGGTGGCGCTTTTTAAATCCCTTTGGAATCTACGAATGGCTTCTTGAGCACATTCATAATTTTCCGAAAAGAAGGAAAGGGTGAGACCGTGGTTCGCGACTGCTGACACGATTTTTAGAGCTTCGTCTTGGGACACGAGCTCTTGATTGATGGCGTTCAAACTTTGATGGAGGGAATTGCGGATTTTAAAGGGGTTGGGAAGGAATGTGATTGTGTCCTCATGTGTCACACCAACGCGTGAGCAGAATTCAAAAGCCGTCCGGTTCCAGAACGGTTTGTTTTCAGTGCCACATTGAGCAGTGGCTTTTTCCAAAATCTTTTCAATTTCTTGTCTATATTTAGAAAGAAATTGGCTAATCAAATCATCGCCCAGGATTGCGGAGGATTTGTGAGCTTTGTGGAAAAGAGCATCTTGGTGGATGAGGAGATTGTTTGTGAGATTGCCAAAACCGGTGTCAGGCCCACCTGTGGCCTTTGCAACGCCGTTTTTGACAGTTATCCCGTTTTTGGAGTCTCTCGCCTCAAATTTATACAATCGCAAGAACAAATTGATTGCATAGTCAGGAATGCCTATAAGACGATAAAAAGTAAGGATCTCGCAGACCGGGACGGGGCCTTGCTTTGCGTCTTGTGCAGTGAGATCACTTTCATAAATGTCGCAATTCGGGTAAACCTGCCATTTGAGGGAGTCAATGGGTGTTCCGTCGGTGTAGATGATGTTGAAGCGCTTAAGATGGGTTGTAAGTCGTTTCTTGAAGAAATCAATGAGAGGTGTCAGTAATAAGTTGATGGTTTTGTTGAAGTGGACGACGGTGTGAGCTTTGACGAAGTCCAGAGAGCCAATTTTCTTGAAAAGATGTTCTCTTTTCAGGAAAATAGAAGCTTCAACGTTCATGGAGGAGAGATCGCAAATGGAGTCCATG